AAGTAGTTCCGTCACCTGTGTATTGCACAAAGGATAAGGCCATAGCGTTTCTCTATGTTTTAAATATTGGGGATAAAAGAAACCCCTCGATTGAGGGGCTTAAGGTTGGTTACTGGTTAGCGGTCTCTTCTTTACGAGCGCGGAAGTCAGACACTACTTCCCTAAACGTGTATGACTCAGCCATAAGGCGCTCCTTGGCTTGCATCCTATAGCGTTGAATAACCCTGCTAAGACGTTTAGCTTTTGGAGACTTTATGTCGTGATACAAAGGGTCACCTAAAGAGTTGTAGTCAGGAGAAGAAATCTCATTAGCCAAGGCTTCATGGAGATTAGTCCCGTACATGTCAGTTTGCTCTGCTAACATTTCCATATACATGGCGTATATAGAGTCACCTGTGTCTTCATCCTTCATCTTCTTAAAGTCAGCTTGAGGAATCCCCAAGTTCTTTGCAGGTTCTCTAAATGAACCAGCACTATCCTGACTTGTTGAAAGCCGCGCAATTTCATCATCAACAAAGGATGAATCTTTTGTCACAACTCTAAAAGGAGACCATCGGTAATCAGCAGTTTCTAAAGCTCTTCCTAGATAGTCATACTTCTGGGGAAGTTCTTCTGAGAATCCTGGGAGGCCACGCTTTAACTTATCCATTAAGGTATAAGCTGCACGTTGGGACTCATCAGGATTGTTCTGACGTAGTATGTTAGGAGACCATGATGTTAACCATGCTTCACCATACGTAGTAGCACCATCTTCTTCATTGAACACGTTGAGTATTTCCTCAAATGAATCAAAGTAACTCTTGCTTAGTAAGTTATTTACCAAGGCATGCATTGCAATGTTCATGTACTCAGATACATCATCCTCACCATACTTTGTCATGTCCTTCCTGTAGCCATAGTTAACATCGGCAACTATACCCATTAGGGTAGCGAAGGGTTCATACTTAGCATAAGAAACCCACTTACCATTAGACAGTCTAAATGAATAAGGCTCATGGTCGGCAAGCCATAACTTACGTACATTATGGTCTCTAGGTCCACTACCTGTCATGTTGTCAGCATCAGCAGCCATCCAGAACACACTAGCACCTGCTAGGCCAATCATCTTACGTGCTTGTAACTTACGGAACTCCATAGGGTTCTCTTTACGGTTACGTATGATGTCAGCTTGCTGCTTGTTCAAGAAGCCTAAACCACCTGTAGGTACAAACTCTAGGCCGTGGTTAACGATTGCGAAAGGTGTACGAGGAAAGGGGAAGGCGATAAAGCGTCCAAATCCACCACCACTATCTGCTATCTTTCCTACCGTTTTAGCGAAGACACCTGATTGCTCGTTGGTATAGGTCATACGCCTTACGTCACCAAGGTATTCCTTATTCAGTAATCTACCATTCTTATCAAAAGAACTAGCTATGTGGTCTTCAACCACTTTCTTAAATTCAGGAGAACCTTCCTTTAAGCCTTGCTTTGAAGCCATGACTACACCATCTGCGTAAGCTAGAGACTTTGAACGTAGGAACTTAACCTGTTCGTCTAAGAACCTTAGTACATGGTGAGGGTAATGCAGTGTGCTGTATGCCTTTTTAAATATAGAACGCTTCTCACTTGGAGCAGCAGGGGCTAGGCTGGTTTCTTCTCGCTTAACATAAGGGTCTATTTTATGCTCACCAGAACGTAACGCCTTGTATGCTTCTTTAATAGAATCACCCAAGAACATGCGGTAACCAGAGTACGTTGCCAAGGCACGTTTTCTCATTAAGGAATCAGCTTTTGTTGGCAATGGATGCCCAAGTAGTTCGACCAGAGGAGTGCCTAAAAGGTTTGAATAGTTAGATATAGAGGCTGCTAGAAGAGTTGACAGGGCAGACAACATCGATGTTGAACGTACCTTGTTAAGCTCATCCATAACCTTTCTAATTTTCTTACGATTAACAGCAGACCGCAGTATTTTAACAGTTGGCATTTTGCCATCTACTAATACTTTAGATACACGGTCAGCGATTGCCTGTGCAGCTTGAGCGCCTTGGGTCAGGTCTACATCAGATAACAATCCTGCAATAGGTTTAACTGTTATCCTACGTCCACCTAGTAGACGACTAGAGCCAGCACTGATTAATGAATTCAGACCCCCAACCTCATCAAGCATTGCTGCCTTAGAAAGTAGCTCTGCTTGTTCGATAGGCGTAATGTTCTTCTCCATCTGCCGTTTCGTTAATGCAACAATCTCATCAGCTAGGGTAGCTGTTAGGTCACCCATAGCAATCATTCGATTCTCTACATCAGCTAACTTCTGGACATCATCTTTAACTTCATCAATAAAAGAACGAGCATCAAAGCCAGTATCATTACGAAGCTTTTCTACAGTCTTATCTGCATCAGCACGTGCTGCCTTCAGAGTACGGACACCTTCAGGATTACCATCGTCTAGAACGAACCTACGTTCTTTGTAATACTTAGCGCGTTCTTCTATGAAGTCTTTGACATCATCAGTTGTCTCAAAGCGGTCAGTGTTAACAGCAGGCTTAGTATCGTCATAGTTCTTAGGTGGGTTATAAGGAAACTCACCAGCATCATCAAGAATGTCTGTGTGTGACAAGTCTTGCACTTCATCAACATCGTCTAACAGGTCATCCATAAGCTTAGGCCCTGATAGGACTTCAGCTATTTCACCTTCAGGAACCACTTCATCAGTGACTTCATCAGTTGCGTTATTAGACTTACTGTTACGCCCTAGGAACTTACTGAGTCCCCACGTCACAGCACCAGCCCCAACAGCGGTCAAAGCACCTGTAGCTAAAGTCTGAACACGGTCATTCTTAGAGAAGTCACCTTCATTCTGAATAGCCTGTTGGAACTCAGAGTCAGCAGCGCCATAGGCAAAGCCTTCAGCACCAGCGACACCTACGGCTGTCTTAGTCGTTGACTGTTTAGCCAACTGCTTAAGCATCTCAGCAGCACCTGCTTTCATTGGAATCTTAGATAATGCGTTAGCCACAAATCCAAAGCCAGCATAGGTGGTCATGTCGGTAGCGACACCTTCAACAGCACGTCCAACAGTCTTCATAGAGGTGGGAAGCTTCTCATACATAGCCATGCTACGAATCATTGCCTGTTGTTCTTCATCAGACCAATCACCAATGTCAAAAGCTAACTGACCTGTCCGTACTAAGTTCCAGCGTATTCGCCCAATCTCGTCAATGGCTTCACGTGCAACAGAATCAACATCAGGACCACGTTCAGTCTCTGCTACGTTAAGACGTTCCATTTCAGACATCATTTCATCAAGACCTACTACAGGCTCTCCTAACTCAGGAATACCCTGTAAGCTTTTAATGTATTCTCCAGAATCATTTCTAGTTGAGGGTCCTGTGATGTAACCTTTTTGAAACAATAGCATTGCATCTGAACGAAATTGTTCAGAGGCTAGCATGGACTCTTCGGTGACCTCTTCAGGTTCTATAGGTTCTACTTCTTCAACAACCTCCCCACCAAATGGACTCCAAGATTCTTCAGGGGTTACGGGACCTGTATTTTCAACTGTTCCATTTCCAAAAGGGTCCCAACCAGCGTCAATATCATTTTCATCCATTAGAAGTCTTCCTTACGTAGCTTCATCCAAACATCTGCTGAACCAGCACCAAACTGTTTATCAATCCACTCGATAGCTGGTCCTTTACCACTACCCATTGAAGGTGGATAGGTCATTGTCTGAAGGGGGTCTTTAAGAATTTCATTAAATATCGAGTCATAAGCACCTTTTGTAGCAGCTATGTCTCTTATAAGGTCTTCCTCAGAAGGGCCACCAAAATAGGGGACATTAATGCCAGCCCACTTACGTGCCTTACGGATATTACTAGAACGTACTACGTCTGCTTTAATATCCTCAGTTTCCAAATCAGCCACACCTTTAAGATTTTGACTTAAAGTTGAAACCATGTCAGTTAACTGGCTAAAGTTAGGGTCATCATTACCAGCTTCATACCATTTAGATACTGCATCTCTGAAGCCCTCATCAAATGCTATCTCTAGGTTTGCACCACGTTTACGTGTCGCCCCTGACATCTCTGATGATGTTCCAACTATGGACTCAACAAAGCGTTGTCTAGCAACAGTCACTTCACGTTTCTCACCAAGAGGTGCTACTTGAGAAGCTTGTTGAACCTTCTGCATTAGGTCGGCTACCTGACTTGGATGTATAAAACCTAATGAAGCTTCCACTAGGATGTCATCTATCGTCACTCGGTTAGCAGGATTATAAGTTTCCTTATAGATACTGGACAACACGCGGTTGTAGCCTTCAGTGTGGTCTACTGACACAGGCTTCTTTGACAAGGCTAAGGCGTTAGCCTCGTAGCTCTGTAGGGTAGCCAGTTGACCTCCACTAGATACATAGGCACTTTTAAGCGCATTAGGTATCTTAGCAGTAGGGTCCTTAATCAACATAGTCTGTATAGTGGTAGCTGTGTCTTGTCTTGACTGGTCCCTAGCTCTTTCTGATTGAACATAAGCTCTCTCACTTTCCTGATAAGCATCATTAGAACGAGTCTGAATAGCATTATCGACCATGATAATACCTTCAAGGCGTGTAGGTTTATTACCATCAGGTCCAGTGATATAGGGATGTGAGTTGATAAGCTTAAGCACATCAGCACTTCCACCTTCTGCCGTAGCAGAGAAGGCCACAAGCTCTTTAAAGGATTTCTCACTGGCTTGTCCAATAGTCATACCGCCAACTGAGGCTATGTTTTGGATGCTTTGCTCTAGTGTTGCAGAGGCAACATCATAAGGCATAGTACCGCTAGCTAACGCTAAAGCTGTAGTCCCTGTCTCATTGGAGAATTCAACTATCAAGCTCTCACGTGTTCGATTGTCTACGTACTGACGATTCTGAGCGCGTATGTTATGAGTAGCTTCAGCGAAGACACCAGAAGCACCTGCCATCATGTATCGGTTACCTTTAAAACCCTCTACAGTTTGTGACATATTCTCACGAAGGAACGACTCAAAATCAGCACCAGTGTCGTCAAATCCTGCACGTTGTTCCTGCCAATCGCTTTGTAGTTTCGACACCATAGCACTTGCATGATTCTTACCACGTATTTCACTAAGGTAAGCCATGAACGCTGGAGATTCTTGTGCGTAAGCCTCTCTATTGTGGAGAGCTTCAACATTTCCTGAATCCAAAGACTCAGATAAAGCAGCTTCTTCAGCTCTTATTTTAGCCTCTGCGTTTTGCTTCTTATTCATTGTGCCTGATAGTCTCGCAAGACCATTCGCTACACTCGGGTCGTATGCTTCAGGTCGGACGTAGAAGTCCCCTGCCGAAGCCGCAGGGCGTAGTGCTGTCACCTCGATGCCAGTATTAGTCGCCATTTTAATTCCTTAAATATTGTTACGGACCCACCGTTGATGGTGTTCCTAAATCATATTGACCATCGCCTACTTCATAGTAAGCATTACCAATTTCTAAACCTGTCGCTAGTAAACTAGGACCAGACTTGCTACGACCATCAGCTTGGACTCGCAAGCCCTCAAGCTCATATTGAGTTTGCTGAAGTTTGTATTCAAAGTTGGTATCGATGTTGTTCTTGTTACGTGCTTCCACTGCTTTCTTGTCGCGGATAAGGCGACCAACAATAGAACCACCCATTCCTTCTACTGAAGCCTCGTAGCCAGCTTGCGCCTCACGTGCTTTGATAGTGTCTTGGAATAGTTTGTCGGAAGATGCAGTATGTTCTTGCATAGTTGCTAAGGACTTCTGCGTGATTTGCTGCATGTAGTTATCACGTGCTGCTTTGTTCTGTGCATCAGCTTGTGCTTGTTTACCAGCAAACTTCATTACTGAAGACATTGCTGACATCGCCATCGGGTCACACATTTTGTTTCACCTTTACGAATTCATAGAATGGTTCTTTGCCCACTCCAAATTCAGGAATGAGTTGAACAATTGTGAAGCCCATCCATTGAAGCCATCGGATAGCTTTAGGATTCTCTGCATGGACATAGTTAAATAGTAGTGAGTAATCTTCATGGATTACATCTAGCCACTGGCGGCACTGGGATTGGAGTTGCCTAGTGTGCTGATAGATACCGTCACTACCTAACATCCAAGGCACTCCTACAAAATCCTGGCCTGCGTTTACTACACCGAACATTAGGATGGCAACACCCTCTTCATCAACGGCTACCCACGCCTCATCTGAAGCATGGATGGATAAGGTCAAGGCCGTTATAGGCCCATAACCACACGAAGCTTTAAGCTCAAGTTTATCAGCGGCCCTCAAGCGAGGACCTAGCTTATTGCAATCATCAATGGTTGCTAAACGTACTGTAGCTACCATTAAATTCTCCGTGATTTCGTAGTGTAGTAACCTGTCCATTCAGCAGATTGGAAGGTACATGGGTAGTGGGAAGTGTTATTGACAACGATAGAAACTCGGTCATTTTTAGATAACAATGGGAACTCAAACTCACCAGAGGCTTCTTCAACCTGACCTAGTGTTAACAAACCAAGAGGCTTGCCTAAGAAGTCATAAGTGTTAATCATGCCCTGCGTATCAGTGGTTACAGTGAACTTACCTGTGTCTTGATACAGAATCTTGAACTGACGAAGCTGTAAGCGTCCAGAAGTGTCTGTCACTTGGCTACCGCCTGCACCTTGGCTTCTCTTGTACTGAGTAGAAAAGGTGTAGGACATATCATAGGGATACCCTACGAAGTTCTCTCCATCTACAGTCACTGCTATCTGATTAGTTGCAGGTGTTGTGCCTGTTGAAATACCATCTAGATAGACCATCTTTCCAGATGCCGTAAGCTTAGGGGCTTCTTGCAGTTGCATCTTCTCAAGAGAAATCACAGTGCCACGCTGGATTATCCAGTAGGCTATGGACTCAATCACTGAAAGGTTTAGGATGCGGTCAGCATATGGGAACTCCCACTTGGACCAAGACATCTGTAAAGCTTGGTTATCTCGTCTAAGGTACTTATAGACGTAGCATGTTGGCACATCGTGGACACCATCAGTCAGTACAAATATAATATCTTCGTTAGTGTTTGACACTAAAGCTGTGGCATTACCTTTTATATAACGAGGTACATTGAGGGTCGCATCAATAGCGATATTGCTTGAAGTATCTGCCTGTACGAAGAACTCACGAACACCTGTGAAACCTTCTCGGTTAGTGGCGAAGTAAACATACTCACCAGCACCAATTGGCTCTGCTCGTAAACTAGATTCATATTCAGTTGTCTGGTTAATGGACACCGTTTCTGGAGTCAATGAATCCCCTGCGCTCAACATGAATTGAGTTTGGTCAGAGAACAGTAGAAGCGTTTCGTTAAATGGGATTGCATGACGGAGTATAGAGACCTTAGTGTGGCTAACTGCTACATCAATCGGGTCAGTCGCTAGTACAGTGGTCACAGTCTCAGGGTAAAACGAGAAGTAAGTACCTGTTCGGCTAAAGATGACATTCTCATCTGCAATTACGCCTAGGCGATTACGATGAAAGAATACATCATTAAGTTTCTTACCAACAAAGGATGGGTCAGAAGATGATATTTCATCACCTACAGTTCTGTTTCCCCAATCGTTAGGCTCAAAAGTGAATGTATCGTCTGCATTACGGGTTAACTTCCAAGGCATGTTGGCATTATCTAAAGTAGAGTCAGCCATATCTGCAAGGGTTTCTTTCCAGATACCTTGAGTGGTATCACCAGCTTCATATTCAACATAGTAGTTATCAGCTTCAGAAGTCTCTTCGCCTACTACCTTCATCTTCATGCCATTAAAGCCACGTCTGGGTAAATCAGAGAAGCGTTGGATGGAGCCTTTAGCACCTATTAATGCTGCGTTACCATAGGAGTCTTCAGTTCTTAGAGTGAAGTCATTACCATCTGTCCGTTCAATACGGATAGCAGAGCCATCCCAAGTAATCGTGTATACAGAACCTAGGTTTGCCACTAATTGAGTAGCCAGTTGGTTAGCAATATTGTTGGTTTTTAAGTCAGCCTTCACATCGTCACTGGTGGTATAACTAGCTCTTTCAACATCATCCAAGTAAATCTTGTAGTCAGTAGAGTAGTTACCTTGCTTACAATGGACTATGGCTTCAGGCCAATCTGGAGTAGATGTGCTTGGAGTAACTGTAGTCACTACTGATTTGTTAAGGATAAAGGTGAAGTCAGCGATTGTTACCGCTTTAAAGTCCGTTAGAGAATTTCCACTAGACAAGTAAGAGTAACCTGAAGGAGTGCTAACTGTGTGTTCAGTACCATAAAAATCGAACACTCGTAGTGAGGTATTGTCAGCAACGACAATGTATCGTTCTGTGACATCTCGGTTAATGGTGTGAATAAAGTAGTTACCTGTGGATAATGCATCGGTCACCAAAGTAGCTAAATGCTGGGTTGGTGGTCGTTTCCGTAAACCACTAATAACTGAACTAAATGCATTCACCTGTTCTTCTGCTTGAGAGTTCAAGCGTACACTAGGGGATTGCTGTGAAACCCCGTTAGCGAGGTTAGGTATTGAGCTACTTACAAGTGACATGTCTTACCTCTTTATGATTCGGTAAACGTCTGCGTTACCTGTCAGGATGTTATAGTCAGCATTCGCAGATTCCATTAGACGTAGGGTCGTTAGAGCTTGGTACTCATCTTCACGGTTCATACCATGTAAGGAGTCAGAGCCTAATAAACGGTCTTGTAGAATTCGGGCTGCTCGAAGAGCGATGTAGTTACGCGCTGCCTCTGGTATTTCATCAAAGGCCAGCAATAGAATTAGGTCACATTTCACAGTTTCAGTGAACGTGTATGTATGGTTTTTACGGTCATACGCCCGTGAGCCACGTTGTACTATTTGATAAGCATGAGACTCATTTGTCGAGTCAACAGCCATGATGTTTGTTGGTAGTGGCAGATTAGAATTCTGGTCAGGTACCAATGGGTAATTGTACTCAGAATTGAAGTACCAACCTTCAGCTTGAACGCTACGGTTAACAGTAGCCAGTATAGACTGTGCAGTAATCGCGTCTACTGAGGTCATGTTTACCAAGGTGTTCACTGGAGCTTCACCAATGGTATTGAGCATTGTATTAACTGCTTCAAGCTCAGTTGTAGGTGTTAGAGACATGGTAGTGAATCCTTAAAAATGAAAAAAAGGGGAACCGAAGTTCCCCAATTGTGTTTCTATAAGTTAGAAACTTACTTACTTGCTATACAAGTGCTAATTCAATAGCAGCTTCTGGACGCAATACGCCATGACCCATAGCATACTTAGCTACGAATAGAGTTCCTTGACGGCGAATGTCGTACTCAGACTCCAGGCCTAGGTCCATTAACTTAACTGTAGCTACAGCAGACTTGTGGAATACCACAGCCTTAGTCTTAGTGAAGTCAGCGTGGTAAGTGTTGCTCTCACCAGCATCAGCAGTCTGCACACCAGTTGGGATGTGGTTAGACTTAACGATAGTGATACCAGCAATACGTAATACCTTGCCTTCAGCGTATGCACCTTCACCACCCCAATCTTTGTTCAAGACAGTAGTGTCTTGTGCAAGCTTGTAGTAGATAGCTGGTGATACAACAGCACAACGGTCATCTTCTGGGATGTCCTTGCCGTCCATTTCTTCAGCAGCAGCAAACAATGCAGCTACGATGTTGGCAGAAGTGGTGAAGTTAGCTTTAGTGATTACAGTGCCAGACTTGCCAGAACCAGTGATGGTCTCAGCGCCACGGGCAGCTTGTACAACTACGCGCAAGATGTTCTTGTCATAGGTGTTAGCTAGTACGTTGCCTAACTCTTTAGTGTAAGTAGAACGCACGTCATAGTGGTTCTTAGCTTCATCAATGTTCGCAATGAAAGCTGGTGCTACTAGCAATGAATCGACAGAGATAACTTTCTCAGCTGCCTTGATAGAGCCACCTAAGATTTCTTCACCAACATTGTGGTAAGAAGCAGTTGCAGTACCCATAACTGGGAACGAAGCAGACTTGCCGTTAGAGATAGTACGAACAGAATGCAATGGAGCCATTACGTTCTTTTCTTCAAATTGTGTGATTACTTCGCCAGCGAATAGCTTTAGAAATAGTGCGTCAGTTGCGCCTGCGCCATTAACTTGGCCTAGGTTTGATACAGTTGCGTTACTCATTTTAATAGTCCTTAGAAAAGTATTGAAGTTTCAAGTTATTGTTCTCTTGAGGCTTCGGCCTTTCCGTGACTTCCACAGTGTTGTCCCCCTCGAGGGCATTGTATTTGTCAGTGGTTTAGCTGTGAGCTTGTAGAGGATGTACAGCTAGATAACGCTAGAACGCGCTAACTTAGCTTCGACTTGCTTGCGGAATGCAGGGTCAGTCTTGTATTTAGGGTTACGCATTGCTTCGGTAACCTGTGCTACGCTTTCAAACTTTGTCCCTGCATTTGCAGTAGTTTCACCAGAGATTAGAGAAGGGTTACTTCCATTTTCTGCTTGGTATTTAGCGTGAAGGCCGCGAACGGCTAATTGTATTTGTGCTGGGTCAGAGGTTCCCATGACATTGTTGTATGCATCGACTTCTGTCTTATCAAGACTAGAGGAAGCCCATTGCATCATGCTGCCATAAGTCTCTTCACCACCTACGGTACTGAACATGTCAGTGCGTAGACGGGTGGCTAGTGCTTCTTGACCAGCGATGTATGAATCAACTACATCACGTGGGATGCCAGACTTATTGATGGCCTCGTAGGTTTCATCAGATAGTCCTCCATTTGAACCGTACTCTGTTTGCAGAGCATCGAAGTCTAAACCTGCGTTAGTGGCAGCTTCTTTAGCATCATCGTTGGTTGGAATTTCAGAAGGTGTTTCATCAGAAGCAGTTACTTCTGGTTCTGTACCGCCTGACATCTTCTTTTCAAGTGCAGCATAAGACTTAGCCATATCTTCTGGAGTCTTAAACTTCTCTGGTAACCACTCAGGCCTTTCATCCGAATTGGACTCTGGGTTCTCTGGGGTCTGGGGTGCATCGCCATTGGCTTTAGCTACCATCGCATCAATGTGCGCTTGGTCAGGCTCTTGTTCGCCTTGGGCAATAGTTACAGAATCTACCATGTTGTTTATTCATTTCCTTGTGGTGCTTGCATTTGCTCTTTCATAGCATCGAATGCTTGAGGGGCTAACTGTTGTCCAGTTTGCATCATCATCGCCTGCTGTTCTTCTTGTTGCATCTCTTCTTCAGATTTAATCAAGCCATCCATATCCATGCCTAGGGAAGTACCAACACGGGTAATGTAATCACCAATGTTCATATACTTCTGAATTGCTTCAGGTCCTAGAGGAGCTAGATGTTCAAGCATTGCAGCTAATTTATTTAAGTCATGGCCTCGGCCTAAAGCCTCAAGTCCAGTGACGATTGTTGGAGACACCAAACCCTTCGGCAATTGCGGAACTTTCTTCTGCTTTTGCATCTGGAGTAATAGGCGGTTTACTAATGGGAGTTGGAATTCCTGACTCAAGATTGAATAGATACCACCGAGGGCATCTTCCAATTCGGAAGCCATGTAGCGAATCTCTTCGGCTGTCACTCGTTCAGCTTTACGCTGGACTGAGGAATTCATAAGGAAGGCAAAGGACAAACGCTCTTTGATTTCCTGTGAGGATTGGAAAGCTATCTGCATATCGCCAGACTTATTGACTTGCAGTGTGCTTACATCGTTAGCATCACCTTCACGGATAGCACCATTAGGGGCTTCTGCTAGGACTCGCGCACGTGTCGTACCATTTGGGCGTACTAAGAATAGTACCTTGGCACTAGCGGCTGCAGCTTCAACGATAGATTGTGTTAGAGACTCAAGTGAATTTAGGTCACCTTGGTATTCTTCTACATAACCACGTCCATAAGACTCACCATCAATGCGGCTTAGTCGTAGTGGAATCCACGGGGATTTATCTAATGGGAACGTACCAGTAGCTTCAGGTACATTGATGCCGGCAACTTCTTGTGTGACATTCCACTTACCATCCCTACGGACGACATGTGTGAACAGAGCTACGGGTTCATCTTGGCTAGTGTCTTCATCAGAAGTTTCTAGCAACTCACGTATCTCTTCAGGCAAAGCACTAGGTGACACATCTTCTTTAGTGATGATTTCTAGTGGATTACCCATTGGGTCACGTTTAAGAACGTAGCGGTCTAAATGGAATACTCGCATACCACCTTTATCAGGTTGATATAGAAGTACATTACCTGCAACCAACAGGTGTTTAATAGCTTCAAATGCAGCAATACGAGTTGAAGAAGCTTCAATCTCTGACATTACAGCACGTTCAATTTTGGATAACGCTTCTTCAACTTCTGCCCTTGCACCTTCTTCTTGGGCTAGTTCCTGTAACTTAAAGTCATCCACAGTTAAGCGGAAGAACGGTGAGTTAGGTGGAAGTAGAGCCAGCAACATCTTTGAAGATAAGTTGTTTACACCACGTGCGCCAATACCTTGGAACGGAGTGTATAACTTTGAATGTGCTGAATGCCCATCAGGAGGTAGAAGAGAAGGGATGGTTAGCTTTGCAGCATCCCTAGCTCTATCAAGGAAAGGTTGACGAGCCGCTTCCAAACGCTCATAGCGTTGGCGTATAGCTGTCATATAGATTTACTTCTTTGGAATGTTAATACCAGTAGCTGAAGTGCCACCTACTTGGGAATCAATCCGCAAGCTAGAGGTGCCTTTCTTCTTCTTGTTGTTCTGTGAACGCTTGTTGTCCACATCACCATTAGCACCAATACGAGGGGCGGCTGGTGCAAGGTCGGCTGGTGGGGGTGGTGGTGGATTAGCTTTAGGTGTAGAACCAAAACACATATTTGTTACTCCGAGTCGGGATTAGTTTGTACGTCATTGACGTGAGTGAGAAAATTAATTAGGTCGTACATACCTCTAGTCTTCTGAATGTCATCATGAGATGCAGCCAGAGTTCTATCAGTGATGGGAAAGAATTCCTTAAGAGCTTTTATTAACTCAGTTGAGACAACGGGGAATTTGTCAATAGTCATAAGACTTCCTTATAATGCAATTATATTTAAGTACCCGATTTGTCAAATGCTTCTATCCACATTTTACATTCTGCACTTCGTACAACATCATCAATGGTGAACTCAATCACAGGCACTGGTAAGTTATAGCGTTGGGCAAGGTCAATGATTGTAGACAAACCACTAGCTGTCTTAATGTCAGACTGTTTAATGTCACCATTGATTACGATGCGGCAGTTCTCACCGATACGGGTGGTGAACATCTTCATCTCTTCAGGTGTTGTGTTCTGAGCTTCGTCCATAATGACAAAGGCATCACTGAATGATGAACCACGCATGGTTTCAAACGGAGCAACAATGATTGCACCCCGTCTTATGGCATTTTCATACGCACCACCCATGCAGTTCCTAAGCACTTCAACCACAGGAGTAGTCCACGGAGCCATCTTCTCTTCTAGAGTGCCAGGAAATGAACCTAGTGACCTAGACGAAGGCACATTAGGACGTGTCAGGATTATCTTATCGATAGTTCCCTTCATGTATAAGTGTGCTGCCATTGTGCTAGCGATGTACGTCTTACCTGTACCAGCGCAGCCTAAGCTGATGGTCTGGGTGAAGTTGTTAATCGCCTCAATGTAACGGGCTTGCATCTTGTTCTTAGGTTGAAGTGCAGTACGAGGTGAGCGTTCTTCTTCGAACTTCTCTTTAATCTCTCGCTTAGGTTTTTGCTTACGTACTTGTCGAGACATGTTTACCATCCCCATGAGTCACCAGACATACCATCTGCTGAGTAATCCGTTACGCGACCTTCAAAGAAGTTCTTGAAGCTATCGCCATTTAATACCCAATCTAGCCAAGGCAGTGGGTTCTCTTGAATATCCCAATTGGGCTTTAATCCTAGGTTTACCAATCGCCTGTCTGCGATGAACCTGATATACGTCTTAACTTCGCTTGCGCTGAGACCTTCCATAGGACCCAGTTCAAACGCCAAATCAATAACCTTATCCTCAAGTGACACCGCAGTGCGGTACATCTCGTAGATACCCAATTTGAATTCATCAGTTACGACCTCTGGATTTTCTTTAATAAATGTTCTGAATATCTCAGTCATACCTGCAACATGGATAGTCTCATCACGGATAGACCATTCAACTATCTCGCACATGCCTTTTAACTTTCCAAAGCGTTGGAAGTTCAGTAGCATCACGAATGCAGAGAACAGGGACATACCTTCATTACACACAGTCTGGGCAAGAGCTTTTGCTAGGCCAGCTTTAGTGTCTGGGTTAA